GAGCTACAGGTAATCCAGGCAATGTAGGATCACAATGGGTTCGAGAAATGTTTGTTGAACCTAGTGAACCAAATACAAAGTTTGAAGTAGGGATAGATACGCCTAATGGTAAGAAATATATTAGTCGTAGATTTATTCCAGCTAAGTTACAAGATAATCCTTATCTGATGCAGACTGATGATTATTATATTATGCTTGCATCATTACCAGATATACAGCGTAAACAATTTTTAGATGGAGATTGGGATGCATACGAAGACTCAGCTTTTCCAGAGTTTAATAAAACAACCCATGTGGTTGAACCTTTTGAAATACCTAGAGGCTGGTATAAGTTTCGTGCTGCTGACTGGGGTTATTCTTCTCCTGCTTGTGTTTTATGGTTTGCTGTTGACTACAATAATAATCTATGGATTTATAGAGAATTGTATACGAAAAAAGTAACAGCTGATTATTTTGCAAGACAAGTATTAAGTTTAGAACAAGGTGAGCATATTCATTATGGTGTATTAGACTCAAGTACCTGGGCAAAGAGAGGTGATGTAGGTCCTAGTATTGCAGAGACAATGATACAGCAAGGTTGTAGATGGAGGCCATCAGATAGATCTCCTAAAAGTAGAATTAATGGTAAACTTGAAATCCATAAAAGATTAAGAATTAATGATGAAGAGCCAGGTATTAGAGTATTTAAAACCTGTAGAAATCTAGTTAGAACAATGGGTATATTACCAACAGATAATAAAAACCCTGAAGATGTAGATACTAATGCTGAAGATCATGCTTACGATGCATTAAGATATGGATGTATGAGTAGACCAACACATCCTAAGTATGCAGATAGATTTAGAACATTCTTTAGACAGAATGAATTCCATGCAGCAGATGATAAATTTGGATATTAATGCCACTAAATAAAAAAGGTAAAAAAATTAAAAAGGCTATGGTAAAACAGTATGGCAAAAAGAAAGGCCAATCTGTTTTTTATGCTATGGAAAATTCTGGTAAACTAAAAGATGTTAAAAAGAAAAATTCCAGAAATAAATAAAAAAAATTTTCCCTATGACTTAGTAGTCGCATACTGGGAGGATATCGTTGGAAGTTGCGAATGGTCGGACATCCCAGATATAAAAAAGGCAAAGACTGCAATATGTTGTAGTTTTGGATGGCTAGTAGAACAGAATCAAAAAACTACAGTTATCATGGCAGATTTTATATTTGAAGATAGCGGATCTATAAAGCAAGGTGGCGGACATACAGTAATACCTACTAAGAATATAATTAAAATTAAAAAAGTAAAAATATAACAGGAGATAACCTATGGAAATGAAATTTGACCCAAAGGCTAAAATTAAACAAGGTCAGTTAAGTGATGCACCTGAAGGCAAACAGCCTAACAGGCCGCATAATACTATTGACTTTTCTGAACATACTCACAGAAAACAAGAGCCATTTGCATATGATGTAGATGTCCCTACTAAATCTGGATCAGAGCATGTAGAAGATTCATTGTTTAAAATGGCTGATGAAAAAGATTACTAATGATTGTAGATAAAAACAAAAAAAAATATAGTAATATAAATTACGAAACTAAAAAAAGAACAAAATTAGCATCATTAAAAAAATATAATGGTTCTAATGGTAGTTCTAATGGTAGTTCTGATTTAAGTCCAATTGAATTAAATGAAAAACTATCAGATATGATTTTAGAAGATTTAAAAAAACCAAGAAAACCTACATTAAATTAATAAACTAATGAGTCTTGGCCCTAAAAGCAATTATATACCTGTAGTATATGCAGGTACAAGAAAAAAGAAATATAATAAAAAAAATGGAAAAAGAAAAACAACTAGACAAAGATCTAAAAAAAGCTGAACTTAAAAAAGATGCAGCATTAGCTGAAGATCCAAGTGTGCTTAAACAAATAAAAATAGGTTTAGGTTTTAGAAAGGATCAAGGATTAGCTGTATTAAAAGATAAATCAAAAAAACTTTTAAGTAAAGGTAAAAATAAATTTTACGGACAAATAGACTTACTAAAAAATAAAATAGACTAGGAGGACAACAACATGATGAAAAGATACATGCACGGAGAGCTTGCACCTGATGCACCTAAAGCACCAAATGAGCCAATGGCTATAGATCCTAATTCAAAAGTAACTCAAGGAGCTACTTCTGGAGATGGTAATGATGCAAAAGGTAAATCAAAATCAAAAGTAGATCCAGCAATCTTTAGAATGGCTGAAGAAAGAGATTACTAATTTAGATGGAAGAAGAAAATAAAACTAATGGCGGTTACGAAGCCGAGGGTAATGCTTTAGTTGGTTATATCCGAGAAAGATTTCAACAAGCTGAAACATCTAAGATCTATGATGAAAAAAGATGGTTAAAGGCTTATAGAAACTACAGAGGATTATATGGACCAGAAACTGCTTTTCGTGAGAACGAGAAGTCAAGAGTATTTGTAAAAGTTACAAAGACAAAAGTTCTTGCTTCATTTGGTCAGATAATAGAAGTATTATTTTCTCAAGGTAAGTTCCCTCTAGGTGTAGCACCTACATCCGTACCAGAGGATATAGCTGAAAGAGCACACTTAGATCCAAAAGATCAACAACAACCAGAACCACAAAGTCCTTATGGATTTCCTGGTGATGGTGCTAGTATACCTCCTGGAGCTACAGTAAATGATTTGATGAAAAATTTAAATCAAGAATATGAAAATCTTGGTTTTAAAGAAGGGCCATCATACACAGGTGCTCCACAGATAGAGCCAGCTAGAATGGCTGCAGAACAGATGCAAAAATTAATACATGATCAGCTTGAAGAAAGTAGAGCTATCACTATTATGCGTCATGTATTTTTTGAGATGGCATTAATGGGTACAGGTATTTTAAAAGGTCCATTTACAGATACAAAAGATTACAATTTATTTTCTACAGCAGAAGATGAAGATGGTAATGTAACAAGAGTACAAGCTACTAAAACAAAATCTATACCATCTA